AAATTAAGATCTCCTTCATTACCTTCTTGTGCAAGTTGTGCTAAAGAATTTAATCCACCACCAAGCAAAGCTCCCCCACCAAATTTTCCTAATTTAAATAAACTACCTAATCCACCTGCTCCACTGGCAAACATTCCTGGCGCTAACATAGGCGCAAAGGCTGCAGCGTAAGGTAAGAAAGGTTTTACCTCATTAGGTACAACTTTATCTAGTACCTTTGAAATAGGTTTAGTTACTTTTCTGATTATCTTTTTAAAAAATCCCATATTTTACTTATAAATTAGTTGTGAAAAGCAAGTTCGCAAGACTTGTATATATGCGATTGTACCACAATTTACTAGAGTTTTCACGCCTAGTCAACGCTATTTACTATCAGACCCTAATGGAACTTGAGCTACTCTTAGCTCTACATCACGTCTAATATGTTTAGTTTCTGTTGTAGTATTAGGATCATTAACATCAGCCTCGGCTTCTGCGTCTGAATTATACTCTTTTCCTGTTTCTGTATGAGTTAAAGTTACTACACATTCAGGAGTTATGATAGGAACTCTTCTTCCCTCTATTGTTTCCCATCTAATACTTGGTGGTGTTTCGACAAATGACATTATAAATCCTCTCTATTTGTTTCTAATAAACTAACGGTTACGTCTGGTCCAGTAATATCTGATAACATTTTTAATATATCGTTTTCTTGTAGCACTAATATATTAACAACAAATTCGTCAGTAGCATCCGCTGCTATAGTTTTTTTACCATAAAAATAATCTACACTGTTTGAATTAATTTTAATTGTAACAATAGCATCTCCAGCACCTTCATTGTAAACATGAATAGATTTTATTAAAGCTCTAGTATTACCAGGTACTGTATAAACATCTTTTTGAGTAGCAGATACTAAATCTGCATTTACTTTTTTATATATATTAGCCATTAAACCAACTAAACCTTTCTGAATCTTCTTTTAATTGTGTTAGGTATGTAGCATTTAATTGTTCTACAATCAATGCAATAGACCTATTGATCTGTCTTTGATTATCTTCACTGTATTCTTTTCTAGGCTCTGGTAATCTTACTACAATTTTAGTCATTATCCTCTCCTTCCATCAGGTTGTATATCTACTTGAAATGTACCAAATCTCCACGACTCACCAGCTCCTGTATTAGCTATTTTTAAATTTGCATATCTTCCTCTTGCTCTAGTGTCTACTTTTAAAGTAGATGCAGTAATTGTAAAAGGACTTAAATTTGTTTGTGCATCATCTTGTGCTGGAAAATCTTTAACGGATAATGTTATCTCATTGTTTCCTGTTAAAACTTTAAAGTTAGGTAGGAATCTTCTCATAGCTAGAAATACTTCACTTTGATCTGGTTGTAAAGAAAAACTAAAAGACTGTATAAAAGACTGTAATGCAGTTGTACTACCATCAGGATTTGTTTGATCGGTCCCCGATTCGTGTGCAAAGTATGTAGTATTACCTAATCCAGTTTGACCTATTACTGCAGGAAAAGTGCCTGTACCTGTATCATTATAAGATGTTGCATAAGGTTGAGGATAGATAAGTGTATCCATCCAAGTAGTTCTATTAAAATTAGTATTAGTATTTGTATACCATGTACCTAGTGGTGGTTGTTTTGCTTCACCATAATTATAAGCAACTGATCTATTATTAAAATCTGATCCTTGTGATGGATACCACCAAGTAACTTCTGTAAATAAATTATTTAATCCTGCACAAATTTGTTGACCTTTAGTTGTATCAACATCATCAAATACATAATCTTCTACACTACAAGGTAGTGAGTTTACCGTACCATCAAATGCAAAAAAACCATTGTTAGACATCCAATATGCAACACCATCAATTTCAATAGCTGCATTCTTACCTATTAATCCACAGTTAGTTCCAACTTGTTCAAAGCCAAATGTAAAAGGTGCACCAACAAATTTCATTGTGTACAGTGCGTTGTTAGTCCATACTAAAATATTTTCTTTAGCAATCAATGCTCCAACAATTTTAGTTCCATCTTGTAATCTTTGTGTACCTGCAGAGTTTGTAGCAAGAGGTGTGTATTGGTTTAGTTGTTCACCTGTTGAGAATCTAATAAACATATCATCTTGTGTTGTAGGATCGCCGATAGTTGTTTCTGTACCTAAATGAATTAAGTGTCTAGTTGTAGGAGATACTAAAGTTAATCTTGATGCCGTAGGATTACCTACTTCTTCTTCGTCTTGACCTCCTAAAGTATTAGCTGCAGTTAAAGTACCTAATGCTGTGTAATATTCTGAGTTTTGTATAGTACTTGATCCTGGAGATAAAGTTGTTCTAGATGCTCTAATGGTTAATCTTGCAGATGCTGAAGAATCCCAAGTATAAGTTTTACCATTAGCAATTGTTGCAACTAATACATCACCCCAGTTAGTTAAAGACCAAAGGCCAGGTTCTAGTTGAATAGTAGAAGCAATAACAGCTGAACCCCATCCATTATAATTAGTAGCATTTAAAACTATAGCTTCATCAGCATGAATGGCTGTTGAAGTTCCATTAGTTCCTCTAGTAATTCCTGTTAATTCATTACCTACTATACTCGTATAAGTTATTAATTCATTTGCTATAGCTACTGTACCACCTGCTGTAGGAAAACCTGTTGCACTTGTTAATCTAATTTGTGTAGCAGAACCATTGTTACCATTTGTATCCGCGGCCAACGCCCCATCTAAATCATTTTGTACTACACCTGCAACTGTTCCACCCCATAAACCAGCACCAAATCCATAGCCATAAGTTTGAGCAGCTGGACCCACACTTTCGTAAGGCTTAACAGTACAAGCACTTCCTCCAGTTAAGTCTGCTCCACTACCATTAGCCTCTGCCGATGGTGATGTGATAGTAAAAGTTGTTGATGATGTAACAGATATAACTTGACATAATTTATCTTCAAAAGTTGAAGCAGCAATACTAGATCCTGTAGGCATAGTTACTGCATCTAAAATAACCATATCTCCTACAATTAATCCATGATCGCCGGTAGTAGTAATTGTAACAGAAGTTCCAGGTGCTGTGCTGTTAGTTGTTATTGTAGAAGCAAAAGTAGTTTCTGTTCCTGCATTGTTATCTACAAAAGGAGTTATATCAAATAACTGTCCTTCAAAATATATAAGTAAAAATTTATCTGTACCAATAGCGACATATCTATTTCCTTCTTTGTCTACAAAAGAGTGTTGAGCTCTGGCTACACCTTGAATAGTATCTGGTAAAAGAGAAGACCATCCTCCTATTTTTTCTGGAAGACCATATCTAAATCTAGCTAAGTCTGAATCTACCCAACGACCAGTAGCACCGACGCTGGTGTCCTGTTTGTCTATTCCCGGAGCAAATTTAATTTCCGTAAGCAAATAAAACTCCTATTGGTTATTTGATAATTTTTGCCAACCTTTAGATGCATTAGTATATATTAATGTAACTGATTGATTATTTTGATCTAGTGCAATTGATGCTCCTGCTACTCCACCTTGAATTTTTTCAGTTCCATTAGGATTAACAGTACAGTTGAAAGAAGCAAAACCTCCAGAAGTAGATGCATCTAAAATAGTAACTGTATGACCAGCAACTCCTACAGGTAAATTAACAGCAATAGTTCCACCACCGCCATTAGCTGTTTCTCCAAAAACAACATCTCCATTAACAGCTGTGTAAGGAGTGTTAGTTCCTGTTTGTACAGTAACGTTTCCTTTATTTAAAACTGTTAAAAGTTTCATAGAATTAACTGACGTACCATCTGTATAAAACATACAAGTTGAACCAACTGGTATAGGAATTATACCTGCCGCACCTGCTCCTACATTTTGTACACTAATAGTATAGTTATTATTAGATCTTGTTGTACTATCTTTAACTATAAATATTCTTTCAGCACCTACAGGCATAGTGATAGTACGACTAGCAGCTAAAGTGCCTGTTACTTCTACCATTAAATTTTTACCAGTTGCTGTAGTATCACCTAATGCAGAACCTGCGTCTAAATTTAAAGTTAAATTTGCAGCTGCAATACTAACTGTAAAGTATCCTGTTGATGATAGTTCTAAAATTTGTAAATTGTTATTTGTAATTGTTCCCCAAAGACCAGCTTTTTCACCGGTTGTAATTAATTCTAATTGTAAATCTCCTGAAAAATTTGATGCCATATTATGGTGTTCCTCCGTAAGGTTTTATTTCTTTCCAAACACTATTGGTATTAGGATTGATTGGATTCCATACAATAACTCCAGCTTCTGTAGTTGTTAAAGTTAATGCAGTAGATCCTGGACTTGCAATTGCTCCACCAGTAGCAGTACCATCCGTTGTTGCTAAAGTCAAGATATTAGTACCTATGTTAATGTTAGCTGCACCTGAAGCCGTAGCTAAAGTAGAAGTCATAACCATTGGTGTAGCTGTAGCTGTTAAGTTAACATTAGTTATAACCGATGCTAACGTACTAGACAAAGTCATCGGAGTAGCAGTTGCATCTTCTATAATAGTAGAAGCTGAAATAGCAAAAACTCCGATTGCCATTGTTAGAGCGTTAGCTCCAACAGCAATCTCTGCTCTTGTACCTACACTGTCTGTAGCAAAAGGTAATTCCGAAAATGCGCTGTCTCCAAATAACATATATTTTAATCCTTAAAAGGAAGCAGGGGGTATGTGGTGGTGCCCTGCCTCCATCTAAAGATTATATCATCGTTTAAACCAAGAAGGAAGACCTAAATGTGGACGCTTGTCAAACATATTATCTTTCGCTCCTGGTGTTTTACGATTGTTATAATGCAAAAATGCTTGAATACATTCTTTACCTTTGAATTTATTTCGCCAATGTTCTAGCTCACAGCCAGAATAAACTAGCATATCG